TTTCTATTCGATGATTCTGCCTTTCGTGGAATTGTTACTCTTTGTTCGCAACCTACACGTTGGGGTCCTCACCGCCCTTGCCGACTGTCGCGGCTACTTCGCCTCTGCCTTAGCAACCTTGCTTGGCAGCTTCTGGGCGCGGTACGCTAGCACCTACAGCCTGCTTTGGCCTGAGCACTTGCCGTTCTGGCATCCACGCTGTCTGGCGTCGTTTCGATCCACGGATTCTGTCCTGGATTCCTTGCGCGCCTCTCTGACGTACCCCTATCCAACCCGGTTCGTTTGCGAGTTTTCCCACGACATTGCTACCTATGCAGTTGTGTTCACTTTTGTGGGGCTTGTTGTACTGGGGAGTTACATCTGTTACTCTCTACTATGGCATGCTTTGGGATTCGGAAATCCAATTGCCTATTACTGGTCTACCCTCTTGGCGCACCCTTTTAAGACAGCTGTACCTATACATCCTGATCTTCTGCGTCCTGCTTTTAATGACCTGACCCTGCGCCCCGCTCGCGCAATAGCCAACCACTCACATCCCGTCCAGGCGTCCCTTCGTTCCAGCGTTACCATGGCCATCCGGGCCTTAGCTGCGACCGTCGGGTTCGTACCATACATCGTGCAGCGTTCAAAGGCGGACAACCGTAATGGACTCGAGGGCTGCGAGACGATTGTTTGGTCAAAAGACGCGCATCGTGCCCCCGAAGCCTTTGCACCTCAGGCGCACCACATGATTGCCCTTGTCGACACGTCCGATTATATCGACATGAATCTGGTGCTGAGCTACGGACAACCGGTTGTACTCTATACCGTTGTTCCGTCATCTGCCGCGGCTATCGAAGCCGAGTACTCTTACACATTTAATGAAGACAATGAGCTCCTCTTCAATGTTAAGGGCGGTGCCTCTTACCGGCAACTGGTATGGGACACTGGCAGGGACATGGTCACGGCGATTGCCTATTCGCCGTCCGGCTTGATCCTCATCAAGACCGTGTTCAACGTCGACCGTAAGCTGGTTGACAAGGACCACCAGATGGTGCTGTTTGCCCCGTGCGCGCGCTTCCGATTCCCCCTGTTTGACCTCAACCCGAGGCTGAATGGGCCGCTGGTTCGGTTGTGCCCCGTGAGCGATGAACAGCGCCGCTGGATTCGACTTCGTGTGCTCGGCGGGCCCGACACACCGTTGAAAGTGAGCACCGCACGCGTTGGCCGCTATTGCTGCGCCGACGTGCCTGCGGACGTGGATGACGCGCTGGCCGAAACAGCCGGTTTGTCTAAGAATGCATTGCAGGCTTCTACCACGCAGACGATCACCAAGTTACCCCCGGTTGATTGCGCTGTCCTCACAGGTTATCATAGAGAAATCGCGGAGACCGCCGAAGCAACGGTCTACTGCGTCGAGGAGTCCGTTGTGCGCTACCAGAGCACCAAGACTTACGAGCCCGAAGCCCCCACAATGATGGAGCCCTTCATGCAGCCCTTCGGCCCCGAGTGCTATCTGCCTCAGGAGTCGTTGGCGATGCGGAAGCTGGCCGTCGCAGCGAGAATCCAGAAGAACGTCAGCTCGATCACAGAGCTCGAAGTTCCGATTGAGATGGCGCTGGGTGAGCTTCGTGAGCACATCGTGAGGATGATCGGACGACACGTCTTGTTCCCGCTCACCGAGGCGGAGGTGCGTGAGGCCCAACCGCGGCCCGCGCAGCAGCGCATCATTGACCAAGGCGGCCTGGTTGCCGGTCAACAAGATGATGCGGACCCAATCTATGCGTTCGAGAAAGCAGAGCCAGCCCAAAAGGCGGCCGCTCCTCGTATCATTAGCCCGGACGATGCAGCCCATAAGCTGCTTGCCTCCCGCTTCATGATCCCTGTCCACCGCGCATGCGTTTGGGCTTTTGGGACTGAGGGCGAGCGATGGTATGCGCCCGGCATGACGCCCGTTGCGATTGCGGAGCGCGTATCAGAATTGTGCCAGTCCGATGATGTCACCCTAGCTGATGGTGACAAGTACGATAGCTCGATCAGCCCGGTCGAGCGCGCGTGGGAGCACTCCATATACTACGCGTTATTCCATCCTAGCACCCATGCGGAGCTGGAAGTCTGCCTTAAGAAGAGCCACTGTTGTCCTGTGGTCTTTGGCGGAGTCGTGTACGAGCAGCTTTGTGGCCGCGGCTCGGGATACGCTGACACGACTGTCGGCAACACGATATGGAACATGGCCAAGGACTACGTTGCTGCCCGCACTGAACCCAGTGCCGGCGGATTTCGCACACCTGAGGAGGCCCGCCGTCGCTGCGGGATCTACATGGGCGATGACAGCGTGAGCAAGAAGATTGGAACTGATCACCTCGTGGCCACTGGAGCAAAGTTGGGCCTCGTCTTGGAGGTGGAGCAGAAGAAGTTCGGTGAATCCGGTGTCAACTTCATCTCTCGATTCTACGGTCCCAATGTGTGGTATGGTGATGCCAGTTCCACCTGCGATGTGCCTCGCATTTGCTCGAAGATCCACGTGGCCCCCAAGATGGCCGCGAATTCCATGATGCCCCGCGATAAACTCGCCCAGCGCATGCTGGGTTTGAGCTTGTCGGACCCGAACACTCCTATTATTGGCCCGTATGCCTGCGCGACCATGGAGCTGCTCGGACGCCCGACTTTCGTAGTGGAGGCCTTGAGCGGGTACAACGCTCGGCCTGAGCATACAACTCAATTCCCGAATGAGAACGTCGGTGGCTGGATGGAGACCTTCTGGACCGAACGTTGTCCCAACATGTTGCTTGACGTGGTTGAGGACCATTTGGATGCCTGCATGCGAGACCCCAGTCTCCTGTTGAAGTCCCCCCTGTTCTTTCGCCCCGTACCAATCGTGGCGCCACCGGGGATCGTGCCTGACGCGCCGCACACGGCCGTCGGGAACCCGTTTTCGGCCTTCGAGACCGTGCGACTAGATCCCGACGAGCGGGTCGAGCTGCGCGAGGCTGTGGACGTGGCTGCCAAAGCTGGCGCAGAGTCCATCGTCAACAACAACAACGCTACCGTGCCTGTTGTCGTGACCTCTGTTGCATCCGGCAAGTGCCGCGACTGTGCCAAGACCTTTTTAGGCCCCCTCCTGTCCAAGCCCCAGCGCGCTAAGATGGAAGTCGGAGAGCCCTTTCGGTGCCGAGCATGCGCGAGCGAAGCGAAAGCTAAGTTCGACGCGTCCAAGCCCAAGTGAGGCCCCTCTGGGGACGGCTTTGTGAGTTGAGCCTTTAATCAATTCTCGCCCGGGGCGTGGAATACTTCCGCCCCTTCTTGATGCTTTGGGGTCGCGCCCCTGGGAATGAAAATTCTCTCATCACAGCATCAGGAATCATCATGGCCACACAGTCAAAGAAGTCGAAGCGCGGTGCGCAGCAAACCACCGCCCAGATCAAGCAGGAGATCAAGCAATTGGTCCTCCAGGAAATCAGGTCTGCCGCTGGACAACCGGCGAAGGGCAAGGGCGCAGGCAAGCGCAATCGCCAGGCAAGAGCTGCCAAGAAATCCGCGAACCAGTTCGGGCCGAACGGTTCAGGTGCAGGAGCCGTCGCAGCGACGTACAACCTGCCGAAAGCCCTGCGCAATGGGGCTATCAAGCAGGACGGGTTTGATTCCACTTTCATCAGGAAGTGCGAGTTCCTGGGCAACGTGAGCGGTACCATCGCTTTCGCCCTCTCGGTGGCGTACGCCATCAACCCCGGCCTGGCCGCCACGTTCCCGTGGCTCTCCTCCGTCGCACAGTCGTGGGAGAGGTATCGATTCCGCAAGCTGGTGTTTCATTACATCACTCGAACCGGCAACGCAACCGCCGGCACGGTGCTGTTTGCCCCCGATTACGACTCCGCCGATGCGCAACCCGCCACGGAGCAGATCGCAGCAGACTACACCGACGCCGATGAGTGCCCCCCGTACGCCAATCCTGAGACGGGGCACTATTCGTTTCCGCTCAACTGCGCACGCATGAATGCCATGGTCAAGGAGCATTTCATCCGCACTGGCGCGCTCGCTGCCAACCTGGACATCAAGACCTACGACGCTGCCAACGCGTATTTCTTCACTGTCGACTCCGTCGACACCGCAAAGTGGGGGAAGGTCTGGGTTGAGTACGAAGTTGACCTCTTCACTCCTCAGCTGCCATCCGCCGGTGCTGCAGCTATCTCAGGCGGCCTTGTGACCAGTGGTGGAACTCTCACCGCTGCCAACCCTCTGGGAACCACACCGACGTTGGATGCGTCGGCGGTGGGAGTGTCCATTGCATCCGCCGGAGCTGCCTCGGTCGTTACCCTGCAGACTCCTGGTGACTATCTCGTCTCCGCGTACTTCACCGGCACATCGGTGGGTGGCGTCCCAAACCTCGCTGCGGGGTCCGGCGCCACTGTGACGACGAGCGCGACCGTTGGAGTGACACCACTCATCAACAACGCGGCCGGCACCAACGGATCCATCACATGGCTCGTGACAACGACGGCCGCCAACGCAAACGTGACCCTGACCATCAACACGTTCACCGTTGGCACTCTCTGTCAAGTCCGAGTTGCCTCCACACCATCCGGTTCTCAAGCCTGAGAACGTGGGAGGTGCAGTAGTCCTCTGCCTAAACAAATTGGACGCTTTGGAAAACACTAACCACATTGAAAGTGCGAGTACCCCCTTCATTCATTCATT